AACCGGACTAGGTTACGAGGTTGACGAAGAGGCATTTAAAAGGTTCTCAGAGGATGGTGGTAATTTTATCGGTGGTGGTGATGTAGGTTATCTCCGGGCAAAACACGGGTATAAAAATATTAAAACTGACGCAACACAAATTATAGACGCTATGATAAAAGAAGGCGTATTTGTCTCTAATGATAATACGATTACATTAGATCCAGAGGATTGGCAAAAATCTATTCAGCACTTAACTGAAGCATCAGAGGATCGAGACTCATTTCTTTATAATAAATTAAATGATATTTCTCCTGTGTTGACCGGAGATTTAAGGCAAAATATAGATACTCAAAAAAATAAAATAATGGCATCTGCAGAAGGTTTATTTGAAAGACAAGAAGAATTAAAACAAAATCCTGATTTAGCAGCAGAAGAAATTAAGAACACGTTAATTCAGGGTGTTATTGATGCAGAGGGTTCAATAGAAAGTA